ATAGTTGCAATATCATCACCACGATAGTAGACACCATTGGTATCACCATCGAAGAAAGATGCCTGCCAGAAGTAACAACCACCAGTTAGGTTAAAGATCGCAGAAGCAGTAGGTTCATTAGTAGCAGTAATACCGAGACTACCCTGTACTGTGGGATACGGGACATATTTTGGAATGAACTTGGTTCGACGTAGGTCCGAACCAACAACAGAAGCACCACGAGGGACAATAATACCACCGCGAGTTGAATTAAACCTATAAAGAACATTGCTACTACTCGTCAGGTCAAAGTTAGTGTTAGCATCAAACGGTTGAACATCATTGTAATCTGTTACCCCAGGTCTATTATCTAGAACGTAGTCAGAAGGATACAGATAGATCGAGAATGCGTCGAATTCATCATTACTCAGACCAACACGATAGGAGAATCGTGCCACTTCAAGAAACGCACGTTGTAATGTCTTAAACGGACGCAGTGCCGAGTTACCTCGGTTATCATATGCGTCCGATGCATCGAAGTCGTCAGGGTTGACGTAGATAATACGTCCAGTCCTAGACGTGATGATATTTTTAAGACGAGTTAGTGCCATTTATCGGGATTCCGTACTAGGGTCGCGGTTAGTCTCAGGACTATTTATTAAGGGGCAGCAGCACCTGCACCAGCGTCGTCACTATCACCCTTGCTGTTCAGAATAACTGTGTAATCCTCAGATGCAGTCTCAAAACCAGATACACCGTAGGAAAGATCAGCGGCAGATGAATAAACTAAAAGATTCTGACCAGGACCAACAACAATGCCCGTGATCTTATCATACTGATTAGCAGCAACGGATACATCATATGAGATGTAATCTTCTGCATTGGTATATGTGCTAGCAGTAGCACCTGCCTGATCACCAGTACCAATACCATCGACAGCAAAGGTAAGGTTAGCAGCACCACCACCACCAAGAACAGCGTCAGTAGCAGTCAGAGTTTCTCCATCAACGTAGTTCTTACCACCGTTCAACAGAGTAACAGTAGCAGCACCAGATCCATCGACTACAATAGAAACACTACAACCAGTTCCACTACCACCAGTAGGAGATACAGTGTAAGTACCAGTAGAGCGTGATGGATCAGCAGCGGACACAGTATCAATAGCAAGAATTTTACCAGTGACAACCTCTGTCATGAGGCGGTTGGCATTAGTAAGTGTCGGTGTATCGTAGAATTGATCACCAACAGCGAAAGCAGCAGAAGCACCATCAAGAGAGATCTTCAATACGTTGCGTGCTTCATCAAAGTCATGCACATAACCCCAAGAACCAGATGTAACACCAGATGCCTGAATAGTATAAGTCGTGCCACCAAGTGTAAACTGGTCAGCAGCAGCAAATGCCTCATCACGCAGTTGATAGATATAAATCTCTTCGTAAGCAGGCGTCAAAGATGTTGCAATAGAATAACCATATCCAGCATTATCATCAGCGGTGTTTGCAACAGCAGGTTCGGCATATGCATATAGGTTTAGCGCAGTTGCTTCGGTAACTTCAATTTCAAGATAACCATCAGTTCCAGCAGTACCGCCCTTAGTAACACCAGTAGTATATTCAACACCAGTCAAACCTTGTGTACCATCTTGTTCTTCTGACAGTCTAAATGGGTGACCAGTGTTAGATACATCACTCTGATCGTAGCGATAAGTTCTTTCATTATCGATACCAGCAACAGTATCTCCTTCCAGGGGGAGAACATAAGGACCAGCAATATCATCCTGAGAGAGAATGAAACGGTCTACGTTTTCGATGTCATTAGAACCCTGAGAGAAGTTCAGATCAATAGTTGCAGAAGATGTACCGCCAGCAACTGATTCTGCTTCTGTGAACCAGTTCAGATAATAGTCACCAGAGTCAGTAAGTTGAGTGATAGTACCACCATCAGTGTGGTCAACAGCAGATGTACCATACTGTCCACGTTCGACCGTAAGATCATTACCAGCAACAGCAGAGACAGCAAGAATCTCGTTGTTAATTCTAATGAAAGAACCTTCAAGGAAACCAGTTGCATCAGTTACTGTCAAAGTAACATCAGCAGCGGCAAAAGTAGCACCCTCGTTAATTGTTGTAGTGGTTGCAGAGTCGATGAAGGACTTAACGTATGTACCAGCAGGGATGGCAGAGGCAGTTGTGCCATACACACCACGAGTAACAGTAAGTTCGTTGTTTGCAGTATTAATACCAGAGGGATCAATCTGAATAATCTCAGTACCTGTTGCTATGGGAGATTCAGATACAAACAAAAGTGTATTATCAGCAAGACCTGTGTTACGAGATACGTTGACAGTCGTTGCACTATTGCTTACATCAGCAGTAGTAAGATAAAGAAAACCTGTAACGGAATCAAAAGCACGAAGTGTACCAGTCACACCAGAGAATGCACCTGTGATAGTCTCACCAAGTTGATAGATACCAATCAAGTTATCAGGCAATACTTCAATAGGATATACTTTGGCAACCTGCACATATCTGTTGATGGTAGCAGTATCTTTGTATACATCCAACAACTTGGCATTAGCACCATTGATACTTTCAATTACAGTACCAGGTATAGCATCAGCAAAGGTAATGCCAGGTGCAATTTTTAACTTATACGAACTAATTGGGTTACCTTTGCGAAACTTATACTGAGACGGCCAATCGCCATCTAGTGTAAGAATCTGATCATAGTCTCTCAGAGCAGCACGATAAGTAGCGGCGCTACCGCTCTGATTAGCAACAGTCAACACAGTTGATGCTGTTGATTCAATATCAACTCGATAGAGTTCTGTATTAGTAGTGGCAGCGGGTTTGGACGCTGCAAGTCTTCCTGCTGTCATTTGTTAATTACCATCCTGCCTGAAAAAATGATTGGAGTCTAAGTTGCCCACCAAGTACGGGAGCAGCGATTGCACCACCGAAGCTAACACCCAGTGCTGCTGTGTTGTTAGTGGAAAGAAGTGTTGCGTCGCCGTTAGGGAACTGAATTGTAACTTCTTGGTCAATGTTTGATAGATCAATGTTGATCAAACCATTAAGATCATTAGGATTATTAATCCTCATGTCTTCCATTGTTTTGTTAACAAGCGTTTGCGTTGCTAACTCAGAAACAATAACATTGGCGTCAGTTCCATTATTTAGAGGTGCAGCAAGAGAACCTTCGGGGAATGTCCACTGATAGTTTGTGTTGTCATTCAGGTTGCCAAGGTTGAATGTAATCTTCTTGGACGACTCCGCAGCGTCCTCAAAGATAGCACCTTTATAAACTTTGTTAGTAAGAGTTTGTGTTGATGCTTCACCAACAACAGTAACGTTCAAGTCGGGGAACGTAACAGTTCTATTACTAGTGAGAACACTAGAATTAAAGATTACATAATGAGTAGGATCATTCTCATCAGTAGAAGGAGTGTTTGAGAACGTGGGATTAACCATGTTCTTGTTATACACATCCTGCTGTGTCACATCATCCAACAGTGTGGACTGTGAAACAGCAACACCAAAGTCAGGTAGACGATAAATGTGCTGACCAGGTGCATCCCAAGCATCAGTCTCAAACTTAGCAATCTTAGATACATCAGTAGAACCTGTGATGCTAAGATCAGAGTCTTTGATGATGATAGTCTTGTTCGTAATAGACTGATAGGTATCAGTAGCGACGAACGTTGTGACTGTATTTGCACCAACCGAAGGGAAGTCGAATCGCTTCGTACCACCTGCGGTAGACACAGTATCTACATTAAAAACAACTTTCTTGGCGGCATTTTGATCACCGACAAAGAAAGTTGCAGAGTCTGTAAACTGCGCTTGACCAGTAACACTGAAATATCCAGAACCTTGTGGTTGAACAAACAGGTTTGCATTAGCAGCAGCACTGTCTTGAACCGCCATTCTAATGGTAGAAGAACCATCAGAGTTAGGATTTCTGGTTTGATACAATGACGCACTACCAAATGTAATGCCGATTTCATTGACTGCCGATTGGAATAAACCAGTGTCTCGGTCCAAGTCAAACGCCAGTCCTGGCGCTGATGCAGATCCCGCAGAAATAGATCTGAAAAGTTGATTAACCTTAGACTTCCTGTTAGGGATCAGCGGGTCCGAGATAACAATCGGGAGAATTGCTTCCCCCGTTACCAGTTCATCAGCAATCGTATCAAGTTGTGATATTCTTTTAGTACCCACTGAGACTCACTTGGCGCTGTTCTTCCCTGTTATTTATAAGGTAACATCTCTGTGTCCTTTCGCTAATGAGATGACATCTGTATAGCGATCAGCATGTCGCTGATGGTACTCTCGCGCTTCGTCAAGTTCTGCCAAAAGTTCCTCATAGAACTGACGTGGACTGACATCCTCATCATTAAAGTAATCATTGATGCAGTCAGCAAGACGGTCCCTACGCTGTTTAGCGTAGATCTTGTTGTTGAATTCAACAGGATCAGGACTGACGATCTTAGGTGCTCCTTCAACGGTAGCATCTTTGAGGATTTCTTCGTAGAATCTGTCGTCGGTCATCATGGTGCTTCCTTCACACGGACCTCAGTAGTATAGGCAGGTTGGGCAGATTTGTCAACCCTGTCCCAGTGTCTGATCACCCCTGCCACAATGAAACAATTAGTGATAAGGTAAGTGAGAAGTATAAAAGTCCGTATGATAGCCACTGAGTCTGCCTCTCGTTCATCTCTTCCCTCCTTTTGACCTAGTGCCTTTGCCCAGATTCTCCACATAATTTTCTCCAAAGCCTGATGTCGGACTTGAACCGACGACCTACGGTTTACAAAACCGTTGCTCTATCCAGCTGAGCTAATCAGGCACATCTTGATAATTCTCAATGAGTTCAGACATCTCATAGAGAATCGGATGCATCTCCTCAGCAATCAGGTAGTCCGACCATCTATATAGGTCTTCCATCTTAATCTGAGGATTGGTGTTTGCTTCGGCAATAACATCACCGTCATGGGGATCAAACCCTTCATCCTCAAAGGTGAAGGGTAGTCCATTGATCATGAAGACGTTTACTATACATTCACATGAGTCAAGATAACAAAAAGCGTTACTTACTTTGTACTTCATGTGCTTCCTCTGCCATTAACTTGGCGATACGATAATCAATAGCGGCGAGTGCTTTTGAGTATGTGTCTGCCTTGTTACTATGTAGTGTGGATCCATCTTCATAGGCAAGAAGTGTATAGTGCCATTGGCAATCTATATCACTGAACCACAGTTTAATATCAACTGTTAAGTTCCTTCTGCATGTTGCTGAGCTCCTCATTGACATACTGTCGTACTCCTGCTGGGTCGGGTTGCCATCCCTCTGGCATGGGGAGGGGTGGGTTGTTAGCAGTCTCGATAACTTCGAGTGCTTTTCTGTACTCAGGGACGGGGACCATCAAGACAGCTGGTTTGTTGTCCTGAGTGATCTTGATTGTATGACCTCTTTCAACGAGAGTCAAGCAGAAGTCAAAGTTTTCTTGAATTTCTTCAAGTTTTACTTCGATGATCTGTGCGTTCATATCAGTTAAAAATGTAGGTACGCTCGTCAGAGTCAAGTCGCTCTTGGAGGAAGGAACTGATGGTAGCGAAACCCTCAGCACCGTCTTCATTCCACTCGAACTGGACAGACTCTTGGTAACCACAGTCATCTTCAACGACGATCTTACGCTCGTTGAAGTGGATGTAGGCGTGGTTGATGAAGGAAGGAGACATCATTAGTTCAACATGACAGGGAGACCATAGATTTGGGTGGGACCGAGGGCACACCCAAAGGCAGCAAGACCAGTACCACACCCGTGAGAGAGTAGACCGCTTGTCACCTGATTAACAATAGCACCGCTACCCGAGGTTACAATCTCACCTATGCCACCTGTCGGAGTGGCCACCAGTGTCATGTGTGCGCCAGCACTGGAACCAGTCACGATGTCTGCCATACCAGCAGAAGTGGAGGTTCCGAGTGCCATACGAACATGCATTGAGGGGGAGACGGATCCAGGGGGCACGTCCATCGTAATGTCAACGATGGAACCATTGACCAGACTGTATGAACCAGTGAACACTGGCATGGTCTGGAAAATTGCGATGACATCCATCCTACCACATTGCATGAAGGATGTGATCCATGATGCTTCGTTGACGATCTCACCAGTTGCTTTGTTGGTGATAGCAGTAGCAGAGGTGTGGACATCAGGGGCATCCAGAGTGATACCCGAGACACCATTGAGTTTGACCTGGTTACCATGAATGGTAACATCACCGTGATATGCGATAGCGTGGTCACCTGCCTTAGTTTGGAATGACTTCGCTTCTTTCTCTCCTGCTTGGAGATCAACGTTCTTAGATGCATCGCTGAAAGACTGGAATGCACCCTGAACTGCTTTCAGTGCAGCATCACCACCTTCTTGGAAGTTTTCTTCCGCTGCTTTGGTCCACTGGTTATCATCTTGGTTCAGAGCATTGTCACCCTTACCTTTTGCACCAGCGCCAGCACCATTACCTGTGTTCTCGTTAAAGGATCCGTTCACTTCCAAGTGGAAGTCACCCATCACTTTAAGATAGTAGTCACCTTCAATCGTGTGAACCAGGTTGTTCTTGACGTTCTGAATCAAGTCACGACCAAAGATCGCGGTTTCATTACTAGGAACGTTCTTGTGAACATTACCACGCTTATCTTCAAACGTAGTAACACCACCAGGACCAGAACGGATGCGCTTCTCCTTCCCAGGTGTAGCATCATCAATGTCTCTGGCACCATTCAAGAACAGTTTAGTTTCCATGGCATAGGTGTTGATGCCTTGGAAGAATGAATCGAAGTAGTTACCTCCTGTTCCTTCTTCACTGAAATTAGTACAATCGTCACTGGTGTTACCACCAGGACCAGCAAGGGCAGTACCAGGATCAGAACATTCGGTGGTCCCCAATAATGGTAACCACCCTGTCGCTTTCGGTTTTCGTGCGCTCCTTCCACAATCAATGAACGATGCAATGATGTCTACGATCATTGCAATGATATTCAGAATGTTTGTAAAACCTCCTTTAAGAAGAGCAGTAAAATCCAACTGCATCAACTTCTGCACAGAAGTTACAATATCGGAAAGTTGACCGATTGTATTGATTGCTTTGATGATAGTATTGAAAATCTTAGAGATCGATTTCAGTACCTTACAGATCGCTTTCTGAATGCCTTGAATTGCCTTGGTAACATAATCAGTGATCATCTTGAAGACTTGGTTGATCGCATTGGTAACCAAGTCCATTATCGTGTCAACAAAACTTCCTAGACTACTCATTATACTTCCTATGGCACTGAGCCACCCAGGAACTGGTCGGCAGAAAATGTTCTGAATAATGTTGGTGATGATACTGATGATGGTAGTAATCACCGCCAGAGGGATGATACTAGCAAGTTGCGTGACAAAGATATCGATTGCTTCTCTTAATTGCTGAGAAAGTAGTTCCTTCAACGGTGCAACCATAGCGGTAACACCGTTGGTAACATAGTTAGCGATGTTACCAATCTGTTTGAGGATCATGTTACCCTGCTGAGCATGACCACTGATAGTAGACACCAAACTACCACCAGAACCCACACCCAAAGAACCGATTTGAGTGCCCAGTTCTGTGAGCATTCTCTTCAAGTCCTTGCTGAAACCATCAGAAGCACCACCACTTTGCAGAGGACCACTAGTACCATCAGCAATACCCCCTTCCATAGACGGGGGACCAATCGGGTTGGTATATACGTTGAACGGGTTCTCAACTTCCGCTCTACTGATAGCACCACGGGTCTGCTCTTCACCACCCTCAGGACCACCAGGTGTTGCACCCTGACTCTTTACGAACGGGGATCCACCTTCAATGTTCTGACCTGTGACTGCTTGACGCTGTGGAGATTGGAAAGCATACTCTTCCTTTTCAGCTTCGGAAGAATCCGCGATTGTTGTTCTAGATACATCGTTGTCACTGCCTTCGCTACCTTGTGATCCACCACCTTGTCCAGACTTCTTCTTGAATCCACGGAAGGCACCCATGACACATGGGAGTTGCCCTTCGTCGCCATCCATGAAGAAACCCATGACGAATGCACCCACTTGCAATTCACAAGTAGAACCAGCATTCTTGATCTGAGGTTTATCAGTAGGCAGCAAAACTGTTGCCCAAGGAAGTGCGTCGGTGGGAAGATCTTCAAGGTAAGATGAAGAACCATCTTCTCCTACCTTTCCTTTCTGGTGCCAACCTACAATACGTACTTTGACACGACCCAAAGAAGCAGGATCTTCTACGCTTTCAACTTCACCGACCCACCAGTTAAATCCATCTCTTCCAGCAAAATCAGTCTTGGTTCCTAACATTATCAGTAAGTGTATAGTCTAAGGTCCTGGCATTATTTAGACGCACAAACTCAAACATTCCTTCTTCGGGTAGTTTGCCCCATGCGAATTTGCCTGTTTCGGCATCATACCCAGTATCCAAAGACTTATATACTTGTCCATTGAACTGGACTTCACTGACTACTTTGGTGTTCCTGAGAATGCAATCACCATCTAACTCACCGAACCACCATCCATCAAAGTAACCGAATTTCCAAGAACAACTTGGTTCGTTGGTGAGTAAGTTGGTTGATTGAGTGAAGACAGTTACATCATTCTCGTATGTGAGATCCACTTTGAAGTGGCGATAGGGTTTGTCTTCACCTTGGTAATTATACCAGGACTTCATTTCTAGTGTCAAGTCTGCAACTTTCGTATACAGAATGTTGATCGTTGGCCACTTAACTGGGTTCGATTGTGCTTGCTTCTTATTGAGGTAGTGCCCCAATATCATTCTCTCAAATAATGTCATACCATCCAGTCACAATAGTCTTCTCTTCATTGGGTGCTGGCAGACCTTTGTGCATATGTGTCCAGTCTGCTGGCCAAATAAGGGTCAATCCCTTGACAGGTTTCACCTTACATTGCTGTGTCTCAAAATATGTTTCTCCCCCTTCTTCTACATCATTTAGATAAGTCATCCATGCCATGATTCTATTGGCACACTGTGGATGACTACTTCCCCTTTCACAGTGTAATTTCTTGAAACCTCCATTGGGAGGATACCATTGAATGTTGAAATCTTCTACAAGATCCCACTTTATTGTTTTGAGTTGAGGATAGAAGTCGCAATATATCTTAGTAACTTCTGCTAGTTGATCAATGAAGTCAACAATCCTCTTGTCCTTGATGTACCGTGGTACTGTCAAGTCTATTGAATCCTTTATATCCTTGTCGATCCCATTGCCATGGTGTCCTGGTTCCTTATTCAAGTAATCGCATGTATTGAAGAAGTCAATTACTCCATCGCAGACTTCTGGACTGATCTTCCCACCACCAATAAAACTGTAAGGTGCATCTATATCTAAGTAATCCATAAAGCCTCAAAGAACCCTGTCTCTCAACCCTGACAGTGTTGATTATAATGATTTATTCAGTGGTTGTCAAACGTCGTAGATTCTGCACTCGTCAGACTCAGGGTTCTGATCGCAGTACATCTCAAACGCGGTCGGATCGTGTTCGTCATTAGGATGCTCTGTTTTCCAGAGAGCGAGATCACCAAGCTCCGATTCCAAGTGGCGGCGGCGCTGTGCTGATGTGTTTGGATTATTGAGCTCGTCAATATCCGCTTGGATATGCTTATCGATATTTTCCATTTGATACTAGAATAGTATGGTACTATTTATTTCCCTTGTTCTGGGGGCTTACAGGGAGACTATCGCGGCATAAGTAGAGTTCGGTCGTCATACCCTGCTGGTTGTAAACGTGCTTGACACCTTTGATAAGATACTTACCTGAAAACTGTCTGTCCTTACCCAGTTTGTTCTTATTCTTCTGGATAGATTCTGGGATGACCACCTTGACCACACCACCTGCATAGACTGCTGTGTTACCTGGTACAGTAATAGTGAGGGTGTGAGTATTCAACAAGAACCATCTTTGGTTAGCATATGATGCTGCCACCAAAATACTAGAACTCTCTTCTTCTGCACCACCATCAGGTGCATTTGCTTGTTGCTGTGTCAACTTGGGCAGAATCTTCAACTTAGTTCTTGTAGGAAACTCCGTCTCAAATTCCTCAGTGACTGTCTCATCATATGGGAATCCCTTTTCTAAGGTAGATGCCTTATCGAAAATACCTCTCAATCTATTGACAACAGGACCAGTAACTGTACCTTCTGGTTTACCACCACCTGTGGTTGCACTCGCTACTGGTAGAGCACTAGATGTAGGTGCTGCCATGACAATACCAAAGGTTGCTGTTTGGTACACACCCTGTCTCAGTTTTTCCAGTTGGTTTGCTCTGTCTGGATATTTGATGCTCTCAATCTTGAACATGTTCAGAACAGGATCATCGTCATTGACGTTCTTTTGTCCGTACTTATACTCAGCAATCACACCTCCTTCACAGAGCATATCGATAGACTTGAAGTGGTATCCATTCTTGTTCTGATAGAACACGAAACCAGACTGTCTCTTACCGATGTTACCTTTCTGAGTCTTAGCACCACCTTTTCCTTTGGTTCCTTTGCCAGGAGAAACTCTACTTACCTTGTCTGTAAGGTATGATATACAGTCAACAGGTCTCCAATTAGGAGCGACCACATTCATCGGAGTGTAGGGTTCAATCTCAATATCCTTCTTGGATACTCCGAGATGATCTTTCAACATTCTCTCTACAACATCACTCTTACCATTCTTTGCACCAAAGAGACCGAAAGCACGGTTTGCTTCGTTCTTATACATTTCGGGAGCACCGAAGTGTAGGATATACATCTTGGCACGTTCACTCTTGATGACACTACCAATCTTATACATCTGCAAGGTTGCTTTGATCTTACCATCCTTAGCAGACTTCTTGCTGTCACCCTGACTAGCAAAAGTTTCAAACTCGATGTCTAACTTTTCAGTACCAAACAATCTAGCGTCCAAGTCAGTAGAATCCAAGATCGCCATGTCTAATCTGATGAACGGAGAATCAATAGACTCGAACCATGAGAACTCAGAGATGACACCTTTGATGTCTAGTTTCTCGTCGTCTCCACCTTTGAGGTGAAGGTCTGCCTTAATTAGTTTATATGCTTTGGAATCTGCCATTACGCGATACTAACTGGTTCTGCAAAGATCTCAGCGGTGAGACCGAATCTAGGTCTAGCATATGCATTCGCTGGAATCACATATGGTCCAGAAGCAGGCATGTCTACTTCTGCTGCTGCCTGCTGTGGTGGGGATGAGTTACCACCAGCAGCAGGGAGTTGTGTACTAGTTAGGCTAACATTCTCACCCGCTTCTGCCTTTGCTGCATCCTCTGCCTTCTGCTTTGCGGCGAGTTGATCACCACTCCTGGGTCTGAGGTCAGACTGATCGATACCTGCTGCCAAACCACCAGACGGCGTTCCACTACCCATCTCCTGAGCATCCTGAACATACTTTTTGAGGATGTCCATCTTGCCCATGAGTGCTTCCATGGGATTCTTTTTCTCCTCACCATGTGCTGTTTCCTCACCAGTCACAGGATCAACTGAGACACCACCAGTGTTTGAAGATACTTGTGTATCATTAGCAGTTCCCTGAGCAGTAGGACCACCACCTTCATAGTCACCCCATCCCATGCCGTCGAAGATTCTTAACTTACCATCTTTATTGACAATATCACCAGTCACATACTTCTTATTAGGATCAAACTTAGGATAACCACCACCACCTAATGCTTTCATCATCTCATCAACACCAATGTGAGCAGCATTACTACCCACACCTGCATAGTATGACTCACCTTTCTTGACTGCTCTTCTGTGACCCTGCATATCCTTAGGTACAGGAACTGCTGCCCAGACCTTAGCGAGTCTGATCATTGCTTCCTGAGGATTGTCCTTCATCATTGCAGGTGTCACACCTGCCTGTCCTTTCTCGATCAGGTGAACAGCAATCTTCGTCTGGTTCTGAGCATTATACTTATCAGTCATCGGATTAAGTCCGACTGCCTTTGCTCTTGCAACCAAGTATCTAGGGAGGTTCTGCCACTTACCTACGGCACCTGTTGCCTTCGCAGCAACCTGTGCGATTGTCATGTCTGTTGCACCAGGAAGTGTCGTACCAGGTGCCATAGCATCCCACTTACCGCGAGACTCTTCTCTTGCGATCAGATCTAAGACAGGAGCATACACACCACCAGATGCATATCTCTTACCAGACTTACACCAGGGACAGAAAGAACCAGAGACACCTAAGTTGAGTGTACCACCTGTTGCCATTTCTTTGGCATCAGCAGCATAGTCTCCAATAAGTCCAGCACTACCAGTAAAGAATGCTGCCATCTTCTCGGCAGACAGATATGAACTAGTAGAGTCAAAAGTATTAGTAGTGCTACCCTCACTACTACCTGACTGGTTGTTAGTATTGGTGGCATTGTTCGTGGTGCTACCTTTACTTGCTGCTGCTTTGGCGGGGTTAGGAGATCCTGCATCGGGAGGAACAGGAATCTGTTTCATACCAAGCATCTTTCTTACTTGGTTACGAATGATATGACCACCAGAACCTTTCGCACCATCCTTAGTCAGGTGCCACAAGTCCCAGCGTGCGCCATCACCACCCCATGCAGTAGGACCATAGTTGTCATTGCCAGGCAGTTGTCCATCTTTACCAGATGCTGCCTCAGCATGGGTCATAATGTTCTTGATATTAATATCACTTTCTTTCCAACCACGCTTCTTAGCGATGTCAGCGATCTCTCCTGACAAAGATGAAATCTGTTTACCAGAAGGCCATACATAATTACCGCCAGATCCTGCCATGGCAGCAACTGCCATACCAATACCTTGACCGTTTCTTAGATAAGTGTGTGCAACACCAGATCTCTGGTCATATGGGTGAGCACGATAGATGCTACCATCACCCTGAACAATAGAGTGATACTTACCTGACTGTTTGAAGTTACCGCCACCAGCAGTCCAGTGGAGGAAGATCTTACCACCCTGTGCTAATGCTTGTAGGACACGACCACCCATCGACATGGGTCTGCCATCATGCTGTGCCAGACGATTCTCTTCCTGAGAACCATCACGGCGTGGGTTTGTTGTACCAGACAGTTTACCACCCTTTGCGAAGGTAGGGAGACTGTACCCTCCTGCCTTTGCCTGCTGCATTCTCAGACTGGTCAGACCGTTTCTTCCACCAGAAGTTGCAGGTGTGTTGAACGGAATCACGAATGCATCACCACCAGCGGAGCGTCTGCCTACCCACTCAGTACCATGACCAATGAAGGATGTAGATGCACCACCATCTAGTGATACAGGATAACCAGACATAGGTCCAGTAATCCATCCACCACCTGCTGCTTTCTTCTTAACCTTACCACCGTCTGCCTTCTCGTCCAGACCCTCATCGGAGAACATGTCACCGCTCATAGGAGCGCCAACCATGCCACCATTCTCTGAGGTTTCATCTAGTTCTGTCTTACCTTTCTCTACGCCTGGGGTGTTTGCCTTGTTGCCCAGAGCAATACCTAGTGCTCCGATGCCAGCAATACCCATCAGTGCCCATCCCCATCCAGTTCCCACAAGGAAACTGACGACACCTTTCATCACATTGAAGACTGCCATCCCCAATTTACCCATGAATCCAAAGACAGCATTCGCTAATCCTTTGGATCCAAGACTACCCATCAACTTGAACAGAAGTCCAAGTCCTAGTTTAGCAACAGCAGCAGGTGCAAAGATAAGACCCAGTGCTGTTATAAATTTGATGATACCGAAGACACCTTCAAAACTGAAAGGATTCTCCATGAATGCTACGATACCATCCAGACCCATGTTGATCAGGAATCCATAGGTATCCTTCAACCAAGTACCAATCGCCTTGATTGCTTCGAGCATCTTCTTGATCTTCTCTATGTTCTCTGGTTTAGAGAACCAATCAAGAATTTCATATAGAATCAGTGTCCTAAACAGACCACTGACTAGTGATGCCAGTCCCTTGAAGAATCCGAAGGCACCAGCAGCAACCTTCTTCGACTTCTCACCAAATGTAGATTTCTTATCTCTCTTTCCTTCTTGTAAGTCCTCTGCTTTCTTATCCTGCTCTAATCCTTCTGCCCTCTTCTTCGCTCTCTTTGCATCTTTCAGTCTCTTCTTCTCATCATCAATATGATCCTCACGAAGATTCAGGATCTGTTCCTGTGTCCTCATGTAAGTGCCCATGAAACCCTTCATGGATGTAGTCATCTCCTCCATGACCACACCAATCGAGTTGGTGGTAGCACCCAGACTATTGATTGCCTTGATATTCTTTACAGCACCATCTGTGGGTTGCGTAACTTTCTTACCATCAATAATGACAGTGATACCCTTACCACCTGTGGATGGGGGAGTTACATATTTGTAAAATCTTATCTTTGCCATTAACCGTTAAGGAGGGGAGATGCAGATGGACCGCCAGCGGATTGTTTCTTACCGCCACCAATGACTTGTGTCTGAACGACAGGTTGGACCGCGACCATTAGTTGATTAGTCTTAGGTTCCTTCTCACGACGTGTCTTATCGACAGATAATGTACTCAGTTTGTCTATCTTAGTATTTAGTGCCTCTGTCTCATTAGTTTTGACTGGTTTGAGATCAGAAAGAGGTGTGGATGGTTGTGGGGCAGGAGGAGCAACAGACGGAGGTGCTTGTGGCGGAGTGGGATCAAAGATACCTTGACTAGGTGTTCCACCGCCCATTTCATCAGCGTCCTTAGCATAGCTTCCAAGGATACCTAGTTTCTGAGCAAAGAACTCTGCCATCTTCTGTGCTGACAGATACTCGGTCTTGGCATCTATTGTGGGTTCAGCAGTCTGGTTAGCAGTATCCGTACCACCAGTATTAGAACTGCTGGAATCGCTAGCAGTCTGTGTCGTAGATCCTGGTGCAGTATAGTTGCCAGATCCATCAGTGCTACCACCACCAGTCAGATTCTCCCAGTGCCATGCCTCATGCCCATCAGGATTGTCTGTCTCATATCCAGGAATCTGCTTGAATCCATATGTTCCAGCATTCATCCTCAACCACTTGTATGCACCATTGGTGAACCAGAGGTCAACTGCCTTACCTAGACCATGGTTAGATGTACCAGGGGCAGCAGCAGTGCCAGGTCCAAGTTCTCTATAAAGTTGTGCTTGCTTCTCGTATGTACGATAAGATGAGTTGATTCTGAATGCAGAACCCATCTTAAATCCATCTTCTGATGCCTTTGCCATCATCGCCTTGAACTTAGGCGCGACATCTTTGGCGAGTTTATGTCCACCACCAATCGATGCTAGTTGATCCTCAGGCAATCTACCATTGACAGAACCACCAGAAGCAAACTTACCCCAATCTCTTACAGGATCTTTTGCCGACTTCTTGGTGCTCATCACCATGGGATCGACCATCTTCTTCGCCATCTTATTGTGTGCTCTTACAGCACCACCCACTGCCATCTCAGGGAGAGTCATGGGTTCACCAGTATCACCAGACTCTGCTGCTGATAGCAGTGCATCTTCACCAGGGAATCCACCGTTAGGATCGCGGATCAGTTTTCTCTGTGCAAAGTCACCACCGATCATCTTAGCGATCGGGTCGTCAGTCTCTGCCAACCAGGGTATCTTATAAAGGAGACCCAACAACTGTTCTGCTGCCCACTCACCAGCGAAACCACCTGCCATACCAGTGATGAAACCAGGTACACCACCAAACGGAGCACCAATAGCAAAACCAGCAGAGTAACCTAGCAGACCACCTAATGCTTTAAGTAAAGCGTTAATAGGTGATTCACCAAACATACCATAGTCCATGAGTGCTAGGACAGTGGCAACGATCTTATCAACACCACCGATCTTAGCATTTGCTTTTGCTGCTTTCAAGAACTCACGCAGGTTCTTGAATCCAGGGTTCTGGAATCCTGCCTTAATAGCACCACCGATGGATTCTTTCACCTTGTCCATCTTGATACCACCAAAAGGACCCTTCGGTGGGGCGTTGGCAAGATCCTTGACCTTCTTACCAATAGGATTCTTTTCTAGGATAGGACCAACAAAGTCCTTGACCTTCGCCATCGCCTTGTCGCGAAGCGCAGCAGGATTCTTCGCCAGTTCTGCAACATCACCAATCATCTTTCCTGCTTTGGCACCGAAGTCCCAAATACCCTGACCCATGCTCTTGACACCACCGATCAGTCTCTCGCCACCCTCAGCAAACCACTTGTTTAGATTTTGGAATGCACCAACAGTAAATGAACCAACTGCCTTTGCACCAGTTACAGTAGCATCGACTGCTCGACCTGCAAGTCTCTGACCTTTACCAAATAGGTCACCCAGAGCGCCCATGACGCCCTTGCTGGTTGCTACCTCTTCTGCTGCTTCGGATGCTACCTTCTTGCTACTTTGTTCTGCAAACTCAGCGCCAGTCTTCTTCGCTACATCATCAGCATTCTGAGCAACTGCTCTCTTAGTAGCATCATCTGCACCAGCAGGTAACAGATCCAACGGATTAGGACACAGAGCACCAGCGACCCCACCTAGACCACGACGACCACCACGACCGAATCTTCTTCTAGCAGCTCTATCACCAAATCTTCTTCTATATCTCTCTCGTGCAGTTAGTCTTCTACCAGAACTATCTCTCGATCCTCCACCACCGCCACCGCCACGACTTCTCGGTGTTTGCGACTTTCGGAATGCTTCACCGATCTTACGCATCGCCTTGAAGTCGCCAATCAACTTCCAGGGCATTAGGATACGAGATCCTACAAAGATACTTGCTAATCCTGCAACGATTTGCAGAACACCAAATACCTTATCAAGACCATTCTCAACGGCACTCTTGTCAGGATCATTACCAAATACTTTCGTGATCCCATCAAGGACCTGAGTCATCCCCCACTTGGTAAACCATCGAGCAAGATCCCATATACCCTTGAAGAACTTCAAGAGTGTCTTGATCTTCTCTAAGTTTTCTGGTTTGGATAACCAGTCTAGTACACCCAGAGCAAGGAATGGAGCAACCAACTTGATCAGTCCACCCATGAGCATCTTCATGGGACTGAACAGGTTCTTCAACCATCCAAACTTAGATTTCTTCTCCTTCTTTGCTTCCTCCTCACCTATCTTCTCTTCTTTCTTTGCACTCAGTCCTTCTTGCTTCTCTTCTGCAAGTTTATCCTGCTGCAATCCTTTCTTCTTGCCCAGCATGTCTTCCTGGGCTTCAATTATCTCTACCTTATGCTTATGCTCTTTTTCTGTAACTTCCTTCTCTCTTTCTTGGAAAGCGAGTACAGAATCAGAGTATGTTGTTACTACTTCTTTGAATTCTTTTGTTAGCAGACCAATGTCAGTCAGAACCACACCAAGACGATTGAAGGCAAACGTTTGTGACTTAAACTGTTTGCCTAACTCGTCTGACCCAAACTGGGGTTTAATGGTTACAAATTTTCTGATCGTTGCTGCCATTATAGGAATGATCCACCTTGTTTTTGCTTGGCACGTTCGCGCTCTTCTTCTTGTAGATATGCTATAAGTAGATTCACGTAAACATCCCTTTCCCAAGGGATCATGTCTTCTAACTCAGTTAGTGAGTATTTGTGGTGTTGCATTAATGCAAAGTTAGTCTTGAACAAGTTCATGAGACTATCATGCATTAACGCTACGCGAAAAAAGCCGCGAGTCCTTCCAGGATGATGGTGTTATCCACCTTGGTTTTAGGATTCGTTACCACGAACTCATGCCTGAGTTTAGGCATTGTGTCGAAGAACTTTTGAATAGATTGGAACTGTTCACTATTCATCTCACCGAGGAAATCCTTTGCTTCTTTCTTAGTGAAAGCCTCATAGGTTTCATCTCCATCGTATACTTTTTCAATGCAGTCGGCAGCAAGTTCAAAGACATCTTCAATGTCAGGATCTTCCTTCATGTTGGTGTCGATGAATGCATCGAGTGAAGGATACCTCATCTGTACCTTGACAGTATCAGTGAGTTTGACGATCTTCTTGTGATCCTTAGGAACATTGACTTCAATCTCATCGAGATTCAGTTGAACATCAACCTGAGTCTCTCCATCATCTTGACATGTTACTTTGAATTCACTAACTTCACCAACTGCTTTGGATCTGATCTTCAAGAAAAGATACTCGATCTCAAACGTGGCAAGTTTCTCAACATTAGGAACGTTGGTACATGCTTTAAGGATTTGCTTCACTGCGCGAATCATCTCCTTCTCGTTCTGGGACTCCATCGCGAGATAGAGGAGTTTTTCTTCTTTTACAAGAAACGGTCGGTATGTGACCTTAGTACCACTGACAGGGAGTTTACACTCGTAATCAGGCACTACAAGTTTAGGTAAAGGCATAATCAGAAAATGACGATGTAATTATTTAGACGAGTTATCCGATGCTGAATCTCTGTACATCGGGGTTACCAGAACCTTCTACTCTGGTTCTAACTTCACTAAACGTGAATGTTTCTGCTCTACCACCCTTCGTTTTCAGGGTCTTGGGAGATACTTGGTCGAATCTGTAACGCTCGAAGTAGAACTGAATATCCATTTGCAGAAGTCCAGTCTGTTCGTTATCAAACGTTTGAGTGCTGATGTTAGTGGGGAATGCACCAAACAGTTTCCACACACCAGTTGCTTGCATCGGATGCATTCCTTTTTTGCTATTATCTCTATTCTGCTTCAACTTAAAGTTAGCACCATGCTCCCATTTGACGATCTGCAAATCAACAACATAATCATCATAGAATGCTACGCTATTATCAGAGTCAGAAGCAGCAGAGTGTAACCATGCTTCAAAGAAGTCTCTATGCATCTGGTCCTTTGTGACCAAGAATGAGATAGTAATCTCCGAGTTAGTCTGACCTGTGGCGAAGCGACGCATCATACCATAGTTATTGATTTCGCTTGTCGTCAATGCTCTACTTGGTGTAGTAACAGAAGAAGCATAGTAGTTGATAGTCTCATAGACTCTTTTAATACGACCACCAGACACTGCACCATTACCACCGTTACCGAATATGGGAGGTGCAGGAATCATAATTTGAAACAGGTTAGTGGTTGCTGGTGCCAGGGCATTAGTAGCAACCAGATCTCTGAATGTATTAAATCTATTGGGACTTCCCACTATTGTCTACTCCAAATGATGGAACTAGGAACGTCAAGATATCGACCCACAACATTCATAGTAAATTGCTCCAAAGGGAGCGGATACTTCATATCTTTAAGGTCAGCAGATGAGACCGTCTTGATATTACTTGCATTTGACATAAAGTATTTATGGTGGCAGCGACGAGGATATGATACGGATCCCCCGCCCCAAGATTTAGCAACAGATATTCTGGTGCTAGGTCTAAGATAATGTATGTTTCCACCAGAGAACTGCTGGTTTGCCATGTCAATATCTGTGATCAGTACCATCGGGTACTTGTCATAGAATGGCAGATCTTTGGTTGCCGCAGAGTATGCAAAGAATATAACGTCACCTACCTTGAATCCTTTTGAGTCTTCCAACCCATAGAATACCTGAGACCTATACCAGTCCTTAGACTGCTTGCTCCCTCCTGCTAGTTCTTTAACGTCGTTGAAGATGCTCATACCTTTAACTCGTGTTCTGTAAGTATCATGAATTCCATCTTACGATCAGCACAGTATTCTCTCGCTGCCTTCCACTTCGCATCATTGACAGCGTAGGTTTTCACCTCATTCAAAAATCTTTTAGTAACTCGTTTTTGCTTCTTGGGGGGAATGGTCTGCTTCGACGGTTTAACCTCGATAATGAACCTCTGAGTCCTTCCAGTCCTGGTCCGTGCTCTGACGTAGAAGTCTGGAAAATAGCGATGAACCCTATTATCGACAGGACTAACATACGGGATGACAATCTCTTCACTGCCCCACTCCAAGACGTTTTCGTTCTTATCACACCATACCATAAATTTTCTTTCCCACAAACTCCTATAAATAATATTTGTGGGATCTCCCTTATACTTATGAGTGTTTGATGGTCTAAATTTTCCTGAATAACTCATGGCGAAGCAAGGCAAAAAGTCTAAGAATCAAAACAAGTCTCAGTCGAAGGGGGCGAGGAGTGGTGGTAGACTTATTTATCCATTGCAGATGCCCCGTGGACCACGAGGTAACAATGATGGATCGATTTCGCGTGACCGTACCTTTGGTACGGAGCAAATGGATTATCTGAAACTGATGATCTATGATTCTGAGAAGACTAATCAATATACCTATTCAGGAAAAGGCAAGAACCCTGGTTCTACTGGTAATAAGGACGCTATCCTTAAAACTATCTACCTGTACCTCCCACATGAACTGAACGAGACTTATAGCACCTCTTATGATAAGGTTGCACTGGGTCCTTTCGGTGACATTGCTGTGGAAGCAATGAGATCAGGCAATATCGACAACATCGCCCAGAACATCCAGCAAGGTGCTAAGAACGCCAAACCCGAGGTTGCTTTCAATGCAGTCTCTGGTATCTTCAATGGCGCTGCTAGCATGTTTGGTGTTAGTGGCAACATGAACAAGAACCAACTTGCTGCTTTGGCGAAAGGTAAGGTGTTCAACCCATATGAAGAAACAGTCTTCAAAGGTGTGAACTATCGTTCTCACAACTTTAACTTTGCGATGGCACCACGCAATGCTGAGGAAGCACAAGCGATTGAGAACATCATTACAGCACTGAGAGACGCCATGCTGCCTAACATCAGTGGTGATGCTCGCTGGTTGACCGTTCCTAGATTCTTCCGATGCGAACTGGTGAGATACACGCCTGGTAAGTCAGCAACCCAAGCAAAATTGAATGATAAACTCTCTGCCCCTGAGAGAATGTCTGTTCTTCTGACATTCCCAGTGAACATGGTCCTCACTAACATGCAAGTTAACCTGACACCATCAGGTCAGCATACATCTCTTCGTACTGCAAACATGGATGGTGTTGATTACGGTCCTGCCAGTTACAACTTGCAACTCAGTTTTGATGAGACTGCATTCATCACTCGTAATATGTACAACGGCGGCAAGAAATCACCATGACGCATTACTTCGGATACCTACCTAACGTCAAAGTACGTGTTTCTTCGTTTAGAAAGAATAACGTTGAACCGTTCGTTGCTGCAAAGAATATCTTCCGTAGAGTGAAGATCAGAGATCAGATCCAAGACGATATTCTTGGTTTTGAACAGTATACTGTCGGAAACAACGAAAGACCTGATCAGGTTGCTACTGAATTGTACGATGATCCTGAATTAGACTGGATAGTCCTTCTCTGTAACAATATCATCAATATCTACAATGATTGGCCGATGAGTGAGAAGGAACTTTACGCATATGTGGCGAGTCGATACAAGGATGTGAATGGTGTTCATCATCATGAGACATATGAGGTCAAAGACAATAATGGTAGGACCCTGATGAAAGAAGGAAAGGTTGTAAACTCTACTTTCCAATATACCACCACAGATAACATCACTGTCGTTCCTAGCGTATATCCTGTTTCCAACTACGATCACGAAAGAGCCATAAATGACGAAAAGTCAAATATTTGGGTTCTGCGTCAAGAGTACATTGATGACTTCGTTGATGAATTTGAAGAACTTCTTCAATATGCTCCAAATGCAGAATTGGGCGATGGAGAGGATATTAAGATGACACCAAATGCTGTGGAAGAGATCTTTATCGATAAGAAACTCATTTACACCACAGAGTACGGTCTGGCACCTTCTCTGGCATTTGCTGGACAGCAAGAATTGACCAACAGAACGATTACGACCACAACACTCGATTCTGGCGCTACTATAACTCAATCAAACAATCAATCAACGAGTTCTACACTCGTGAACTCGTCTGGTGTGATAGCAGGCACCACAGACTCTTCTAGCACCGCTCAGAGCAGTTCTAGCAGCAGTGGATCAAGTGGCAGTTCTAGCAGCAGTGGATCGAGTGGTAGTTCTGGCAGCAGCGGCGGTTACTAAAACAGACCATTATCTTTTCCATATTGTAGCAATTCCTTCAAATGACCCACATGTTGCGCTCCAAGTGCAATTTGTGGGTATTCTGCTTCTGGACCAAATTCTTGCTCAAATGCTCTTTGTGTGAAATGTTGATTTAGGCGATATTCGAGATATTCACCACCTAGGGACCTTAGCAAAGCTTCTGCCCTTTCGCATTCTTGACTGCCGTTAGAGTAAACTACTGCTGTTAGTGGAATCATTAGTCGCGTTGTCTCCAATCGTCTGGTTTGTCTTGTTTGAACCAATCTACAATTTCGTCTGCACCTGAGAACCCCGTTTTGTAATTAGATGGGTCGGGGTCGCCTAATCCCATCTTATTCATAAAATCGTCCATACTGCCCTCCTGAATATCCTGAGCAGCGGCACGACGTGCTTTCCTTAACCATTCACGAGCGGTAGTGTTTGCTTTGGACAATTTCTCTGCCCAAATCATGTCTTCAAGTTTGACTTCTTCCTTGTTGGCGATCTTTTTGCAGATAAACTCTAATCTGAGTCTGTACTGGGTTGAGAGCATACTTCGTTGTCCGCCAGATAGTGTTCAAGTTGGTTGATGCGTTGGAATCGCTGATATGCTGCCTCAGACCGTATATGGAGGATATACTGAATATCGTCCATAACGAGAGTAGGGTCCACACCGTCTTCCAGGTACTTATCGATAGCTTCCGTCAAATACCGTAAACGGTGCCACTCTTGGGAGTAGGGTTTATACATGATGTGGGATTATGCTACCAAAGAACTATACACAGAACTCGTGGTTCTGTCAAGTATTTATGAAAAACCCTGGGGGCAAAAAAATACCCCGAATTTTTTTCGGGGTATTTCTGAAACGAAAGGTCGTTTTTGGTTTTACCAGTCTAATCGATGACATGGAACTCGTCTGTCTCTCACTACCTCTTTGTAGTGACCATAGATGTAGACATCACCTCTCCAACGTCCAGGGACCCACTTGGTTCGACGCACCTCTTTGATACAAGTCCTGGGACGAATGTACTGTGGGCGATCGTGATAGTGGTGGACTTCAATCCTATGGTCATGGTCAAATGGTTCCCAGAAATCATTCCAGGTGATTGCCTGAGCAGGAGAAGCAAACCCAACTAGCAGCACCGAAGCAGCGGCTAGTTTTGCTTTGAGAGCAGAACGACGCTTCTTTGCTTGACGCAGTGCTTGGGGTTTCAAGGTACGCTTTGCCTCTTTTTTAGAGTGGTGTTGCCAGTTGGGTAGTTTCATTAGTCGTTAGCTAGTTTGGCAAAGTATTCAAGGTCAGGATCGCTGTCCTCACTCAATGATTCTACACTCTTACCGAACCCAGCACGGAAGGATGAGGTCGGTTCGCTAGGTGTCACATCAGGAGCGTTGAAGTCATCAACGCTGATGGGATCCACCTCTTCTTCATCGACTCGTGCAGCACGGGAGGTCTTGCCAAGGACAAGGTTCAGACGTGCTTCCAGTTCCTCGTAGGACTTGAAGTTCTTAGGGTCGGTGAAGTCAGCAAGAGAGTATTGCTGGTTGTAGATCTCTTCAAGTTTGTCATCATCAAAGTCACCCAGTGTGCTACCAGCAGCGAACTCGGAACGATCGTAGTTCCAGTAACCGTCTTGCTTGACGATCTTCAACTTGAAGTCAGCACCTTCCCAGAAGCAGAAAGGATTGATGGGTTTCTCATCCTCAAACTGAGGTTTCATTGCCTCAACAATCTTGTCGTGGATCTTCTTACCATACTTGTAGAGGAAGACACGACCTTCATTCTCAGGGTGAAGGGGATCCTTGACAACATAGATGTTGGAGTAGTAAGACAGCTTACGCTTCTGCTTACGAGCAATCTCCTTGTCAGAGTCAAGACCACTGTTCCAGAGGACTCGGTTCAGGTCACCAAGAGGATCCTTCTGACCGAGAGTGGTCAGGGAGTTCTCGATGTACCAACCACCAGGACCTTGGAAGGCGTGAGACCAGACCTGTGCCCAGGGCAGATCTTCACCAGTGGGAGCAGGAAGGAAACGGATGACAGCATAACCGTTACCTGCTTTATCAACCTCTGGTTTCCAGAGGCGTTCGTCGGGTCCATTGCCCGAACCTTTGCTCATCTTGTCCAGTTCTTTGGTCAGAGCGGCGATAGAACCGCTGGACTTTTTGAGCGATGCGAAAGACATTGTATTCTCCGTGTGTGTTTTGTATTTGGTCTGTGTACCCCGTACGCTAAACAGGGTACTGTATTTAGGCGAGGAGAAAGGAGGAGTAGTCTTGACTCCTCACCACCTCAATAATATACGGCATAAAAAAGGGGGTGTCAACCCCCTTGAAGTTCTTTTTTCCATCCGATCAACTTGTCTTCCATGACCTGTAAGATCGCTAGCAGGTTACCCTGCCCTCCTGTGTAGATGGATGACACCGTGTCGATCCTATTCTTCATGGACTTGACCTCGGACTCGTCGTCCCCTTCCTCTTCAACATAGTTTGCCATCATCTCTAAGCGAGAGTAGAAAACTTTCTGCTTAGCAATGAGTTCTAGTGTCTTGTTGATGTGTTCAATCTTCTGACCAGGATCAAAGTTCTCAAAGTCCTGAGACATTTTGAGCAGGTCAGTGTATGTTGATTGCAATTCGTTCAGTTCTTCTTGAACGATTTCTGACTTAAAGAATTCGTCAGTCATAGTTTTCCTCCTACTACCCCACTGTTAACGACGCGGGTGTAATCGTCTAGTGATCCATCCTGAATACATTTCAGATGCCAACGGGAGACTGAGAGAACTCCCTCATAAGTAGCACCAGTAATGAAGTGTTGACCCAGTGGGTCCTTCAAGATAGAAGTGAAGAGACCAAAGCGTGTCTCTTTAATATAGAAAGCATCATCGATCCACTCAACGTCCAGAGGAATCTCTTTCTCTACTGTACCCCCAAAGGATTGGGAGAGTTTAGAGCGGGAGGATCCCACGACTGGTTCGTTTGATGCAGTTGAGTTGTTGGGCATTGGCTTTGATCTTGTCTTTGAGTGGTTTGCTGATGAGTTTACCTACCAGTTCAAACTCGATCTCATACTCTTCACATACTGATGCGACTGCTTCGATGTAATTGATGAGACCGTTGTTGTTCTGCACTGTATGTTCTACGAGGGCACTGAACTTGTTCTGTGTCATGAAGTTTTCTTCTAATTCTTTCACTTGATACTCTCCTGAAAGAATCGATAGTCTTTGATCCATTGGCAGAGCGTATCAATGTATGGTATCTTATCATACTTTTCAACGACCTGCGTCTGTCCGTCTTCCGCAACAGAAAGTGTCACAAGTTTCTTGACCTCAACACCAGTGCGTTCCCAATACATGTAAGCATACGCTGCTTCCTGTACGAAATACTTCTCCAACCAGGACTCCTGTTTGAGTTCCTTAGTTGTCTTGAAGTCAATGATTGCTAGATCGCCATCAAACTCAGCAATACAATCAACACGGCCAGCAACGCATAGATCATCAGAATAAAGAGGGGCTTCAAGAACGTGAACATTATCAATACGATCAAGCACCTCACGAGCAGCCCTGAAAAGGATCGCGGGTAGACCCGTGCTCTCTTTAACTGCTTCCAGATTCCCCTTGATGTAGTTCTCGACGATGCCATGATACTTAGTGCCTCTCCATGATGATGTACGACGGATCTTCTCCGCCTCAGTCCAACCAACTCGCTTCTCCCACTTCCTGATACCCTCGATGGATTGATGACCAACGACAGTAGTCACAGAAGGATACCAGTTACCATTAGGTGACTTGTAGAAGCGACCTTTCTCACCTGTCTTGCTTTCAAGTTCCTGTAACTCACAAGCAGGACCAACATGATTAAATGTCTTCATCAATTAAACCCGAGATTATTTTTGGAGATGAGATACTCACGAACGATACCAGAACGTACGATGTCTTCAATCCCAAACTCCACACACTCAAACGAGGGCATGGTTTGAAGGATCTTCATGAAGTCTAGCACACCAGTGCGCTCGTTGCTCTTGATGAGGTCAGACTGGGTGTAGTCACCAGAGAAAATAATCTTGGCGTCTTCACCAACACGGGTGATGATGGAGTCTAGTTCGTGGAAGTTTAAGTTAGAGAACTCATCCACAATTATAATGCACTTGTCAAGGGTAACGCCACGGATGAATGACGTTGACCAGAAGGAGACAGTCTCTTGTGCTCTGAGATTATCGTAGAGCATCTCGAAACTATTATCATCAGGCATGGTGAACATGTACTTCACCATATTCTTGTATGGAATCTGGTACAGGTTACTCTTATCCTCATGGTCACCAGGCAGGAACCCGATCTCTCTGGTAGGCACCAGCGAACGGACCATGTAGATCTTCTCGTAAGGAGACTCAGGATCTAACACCTGCTGCATGGCAAGGTAGAGACTGATGAAAGTCTTACCTGTACCAGCGGCACCGTGCAGCACCAGATTCTTCCCCTCGGCATATGCATTGAACACCTTCTCCTGATTATCAGTCAGGGGTTCGATAGTTTTAAGGTGGTCAAGGTTGATCGGCTTTTTCCGTCTCATTTGTTTGGCTGTCATACCATTCATGTTCGGAGTCTTCTGACGCTTTCTTGCTGCTGGCATATCAAGTGTATCGTGAAAGGTTAGCACCAGGGTGAGCCTGTTGGATCTTAGACATTACATCTTTGAATCCATCTGACTGCTTTGGTTTACCATAGGTAGTACCGTTGATTTGATTACCAAAGTACCGTTCTAATTCTGGATGCTCTGCCTTGTATTTATCGAGAGCGTGAATAGACATTACCTCAGTAATGATTTCACCTGTTTCTTTGTTTCTAAAATCGTAGGTAGGCATTGTCAGTTCCTATTCTGTGGTTGTGCAATGGCACAGATATACTTTGCCGTTGGCATGTCTGCCTCAAACAATTTCTTTGCCTCGTTCTGAGATGCTGCCATGACACTCTTGAAGTGATGACGATTCCCTGTACTGTTCAGGGTGTAGCAAATCTGATAGGGATACTGTTTCATGGTATAAGAAGTGCAGATTGATAGCAGGGATCCTCTTGCTCAGGGCAATCACATGTGCTGTCACACCAACCCAATGCCTCAGCAACAGTCGGGAACTGACATACAAAGTGACGCTTACAGAGTTCAGCGATCTCCATGTGTTCTTTCTGTGTACCATTAGCAGTACGCAGATTGATATAATGGATCCATGACCTGAGATTTCCTGTCATGTAGAGTTTTGTTCCTACGGCGAGGGGAAGCACGAAGCGAGCACACTCCTTTGCAATATCATCTTCAAGCATCTGTTGATAGAGTTCCATACCACGCTTGAAGTAATCTTGCATGAGGATCTCATACTTCTGAACCAGAAAAGGATCCAGGTCATCGATACTATTCTGCCTGTTCTTGGTGTCTTGACGACGCAGTTCAGGCAGTTGGATGTCACCCAATTCAGATGAGTCTGCATAGCGTTGAGAAAACTCTTGGAAGCAGAACGAACGGTGCCTCAGAATTTGAGCTGCCAGTCCCCTGGTAGTCTCAATCTGTAAGGTCATCGATGCCTGCTCAAACACAGACCAGTGTCCATGCTTGATGCAATACTTCAACAGACCACCAACCTTAGGGTTGTCCTGGTTTGCTGGGTTGCTCACGCGAGCAATGTAACCGATAGTTTTCTCTGCATCGGGAGTGACAGAGACCAGACATACTTGTGGTTTCATTTCAGTAAGAGTTTAGCGACGAGGTATAGTCCCAAGGATTGAAAGTATCCTATCACGGGTAGTCCAAAGATGGCAGGCATTGAAACATTCCACGCTGCCCATACAAGAAAGGGTGCGACCATTAATCCACCGAGGAAACCCAACGTGGTGAGTGCCACCATCTTACTGTCTTGATCCGTCCAAGGTTGTTCTTCTTCACCAGGTTTCTTGATGTTGAATGTGTACATGGAGTTCTTCATTTCTTTTTCTTGTCCTTTTGCTGAGACCCATACAGTTTAGGATTAACTCTCCCTTCTGTCTGGGTCATGTTTACAAAGTCATGGCGGTAGTGATCCCAATAATGATCAAAGATATCTACTCTCTTAGGAGCAACAGCAATGTCAAACTTGGTCATACCATCCAAGGTATATTCAATCAAGTAGGCAGTGTAAGGCAAGGACCTGTCTTGACTCAACGATGGGTCACAGTCCTCGAAGAGTATCTTAATCTTCAAGAGCGATTGCCCCACTGAATCTGGGGGAATGCTTCACTAACACATGCCTTGGTAACTTTATACTTCTTACCAAGAGCCTTGTCCTTAGCAGCGATGACAACCTCTGCTTCATCAGGATGCAGACCTTCGAGCAGTTGAATGAACATCTGCTCACGCTTCATGGCACTGATGTTAGATCCACCCTTGAAGAAGTGGTGGAGGATACGTGACTCATGCTCCAATCGTGTGTGCTCAGTGCCAGCAGGTGCCTCGTTCTTATTGTACGGAGGAGCACCCTCAGGCAGCATAGACACGATGGATTCATCGTAGTTGATGATCAGAATAGATTTAAGTGCTTGACTTACGTGGTCTTGCAGGATCTTAACCTTTTCTGCTTTGGTCTTTGCGCTGTGTGCCTTTTGTAGGACTTCGGAGATTAACAGTTTCATATCAAAAGTCGGTGATGTGATCTAGCATTTCGGTCAACTCATGCCTACCAAAGTAGACATACATCTGTCCTCGACCAGGAGGTTCAGTAGTTTCAAACGTATTTATGATGTCATCGTAAACTTGTTTAGGAATGCAATCAAAGTCGATTAATTTCCGATTGCGTTCGTAGTTCTGTGCGGTTACATCATCGCAGAATTGTTCGGGAGACATGTCCAACCACCGTTCAAGTTTTACTTTGGACAGTGGACGTTGACGTTTGCCAGCAACGAAGGTGTCATCATCAGACAGATAGTTAGGGATACCATCACCTCTATCACCCTTAATGATGTGCTCCAAGAGATACTTCTTGGGGTCTAGACACTGGACAAACTTCTTCTGGATAGGATTGTATTGTGAGACAAACTTATACCGTTGAAGTTGTTGGAAGTCTTTGTCACCACTCATGATGAGGACTTTCTGTGGTGGTTGCATGTTGTTCTGCAACCTGATGTTACGGTATGCCTGGTCCTTTACAAGGGATGCGATGACATCATCTGCCTCAGCACCATCGACTTCGATAACCTTGTAAGGAAGATTCTCTTTGATCTCGTCACGAATACGATTCAAGACATCAAAGATCTCATTCCAATCCAGAGAAGACTTCTCTCGATCTTTCTTACGTGTACCTTTATAGTAAGGAAACTCTTTGCGTCGCCAGTAATGCTTGCTGTCATAACAAAGGACCAGTTCACCATACTCCTTACTAAACTTAGAGCGATAGTATCGCAATGAGTTCAGTACCATATGGCGGACTAGTCCTTCGCTGATAGTCTGACTGGTTGACAAAGAAACCATTAGGTTGCTGATGCAAACCTGATTCATATCAACAAGGATCATTAGACCTCAATCGTCTTCGTCATACATCATATCATCTTCGTCATCAATGTGCAAGTAGATCAGAGGCTGGTCAGTCAGTTCTCCGTTCTCGTCATACATCTCAGGATGCATAGCAATCCTAGCGTAGTCTGCACGATCAACCCACACATCAAAGATATGCTTTAAGTTCCAGGATGCTAGGAATCCCAGAACAAAACTTCCGATGGTGAGGAAGAAAGCAATGTAAAGAAATGAAGCATCTGCCATAGCTGTTCTCCCTATGTGGTCTAAGTATTTATGGGAGAATCCAGATAATTCTCCGAGTATGCTACATCCCACAACTCATTGAGGATAGTATCATATTCTTTGTAGTCTGTACCATCTACAATACTGTTCACTTGCTTAGCACGAACAGCATCGTAGATAAGTTTCCATTGATGATGATTCAGATTCATTTCTTCCTCACTTTGGTTCCAGGTTTACGACCTGGTTTACGTTCGGCATGATAATCCCAAGCATCTTTCAAGATACCATAGAGATAGTCCCTGACCTTTCTTGCTTTGGGTTTAGGGAGATAACCATACGCTTCACGTAAGACCTTATCACCTCCCTTGATGTAGTCTTCCAACTCCAAGATGATGAAGTTTAGGTTAGCAGCACACTGACTCTCAATGAAATCATTAGTTTGTCGTCGTGTCCACTTGTTTGTTTTTAGGTATGGGTACAACCTGAACAGGAACTTCTGCTCAGTCATGGCAAGATCTATGGACTTGTCCACGAGTTCATATAGTTCCTGTTCATTATGTTGGGTCATCAGAGGCACTTGTTCTCACGAAGATAGGCAATCGACTCGGTGCATCCACCGATCTTGTTCCCATTGATCAGAACCTGAGGGAAGGTAGCTCGTTGACCAAACTCCTGTCGGAATTGGTCACGAGTGAAGTTCTGATCGAGAACAAGTTCACTATACTGCCAACCTCGCATCCTGTAAACCTCTTTGATCTTTGTGCAGTAGGGACACCCAGGACGAGTGTAGATTACTGTGCCACCAGGATTCTTAGCCATAATAATTTCAGGTAGAGATTAAAAAAGGGGACCGAAGTCCCCTGTATATATTATGTCAACGCTTAGGATCAGAAGGAATACTTCACACCCAGTTTACCACCGTAGCCACGGTCGATGTCGCTGTCGCCAGAACCGACGAAGGAGACTTCACCATAGACACCCAGTTGCTCGGTAGCGGCGAGACCGATGCCTGCCTTACCAGAAGGAACGGTGTCACTATCAGAACCATCGGGAGTCAGATAGGTAGCACCACCCTGAACGTACCAAGAGGCAGACTCACCCAGAGCACCTTCGTAGCCCACATGGAAATCAGTTGCGGCACCAGTGTAGTCAGAGCCAGTCCAACCAGCATTGGTTTCCACGTTGACGTAGGGACCTGCGAGGGCAGCAGACGGAGCCACAACAGCAGCAGTAGCGGCGAGAGTTGCGATAGCAGTTTTGATCATTTCTTTTTACCTGTTAGTTACTTGCGGAATGGTTACCCGCAGATGTATAGGGACTCGACTTGTCCCGTTTGTTACAAACCGTTAAGTCTTAACGGTATATGTATAATACCAGAGAGTCCAAAAATGTCAACCGTGTGACAGTTTTGTTTTGGAATCAAAACATTGAGGTCTCTCTGGGATCATGAGATAAGTGTACCAGGTTCTGGTGGTCTTGTCAATCCTTTCTCAGAGCATTACGAATCTTTTCAACTTGTTCTGGTGTAGGTTCTTGATCCACCACAACAGGTTCCTCAGGCATGTCAGGCACGATCTGTTTGAGTTCTTCGAGTGCCAAAGGAACATCCTCCAACAGTTCTGGATCCTGTTCGAGACGATCCATCTCACCCAACCAACCATAGTGGTATTTCCTCCACGCTTTAAGCATCCTCTTACGACCCTTGGGATCGTCAGGATACTTGCGTAGGATCTTTTGTAGACCTGTCAGTTTCTTGACACCATCCACAATCATACGATCTGTGTTCTTAGATCTACCACCGTTACCAGGACGGTTAGTGAAACCAAAACCTTCTGTCATTAGTAAACTTCCTCAATTTCAATTCTAAATTTAACACGGTCCTTTGTCTTCTGGCAAAGATACCAGAGGTTAGAACTCCTGTTATGTGATTCTTGATAGAACAATTCCTTAGGAGAGTAGGAGTTGTTGAATCTATCATCAGGATCCTCACCGACAGTCTGTACCCTAATCTTTTTAGGTAATTTATCTGGGTGACCAGGTAAGACGTTAGCACCTACGTCCCTAGGGAAGAAAGGTGTTTGAGAACCAAAGAGGTCCTGATAGTCATCAGACTCATCCTGAATAGGTGGCCATACTAAGTCGAACGTTTGTCCAACACCATATGCGTACCCTTCATTGATGACATCCATGATCTCAACACCACATGCCCAGTAGATAGAGTTAGAGTATCTCTGAGTACCCGCAGGCAAGTGAGATGGCATCACTGTATATGGCCAGAATGCCACACGTATCTTACCACTACCACCAACATCTGTCGAGTTCTGCTTAGAACCATACTCACCCAGTCGATAGTCATGCATGAATGACATCTTACTGTACTGTCCATTACTGGTAGGCATGGCTCCTTGTGGGAATCCATCGGTGCTCAGATTGATACCATAAGCATAGTAGTTATCGATAGTCTGCATTGCTGAGTTGAAGTTACTACCACTACCCGCCTTGAACTGAGTGTACCATGCCATGAAACCATGGGTGTTAGACATGTGAACATACGTCCTGAGATTCTCATTATCAAGAACTGGTTTACAGATCAGACCTCTACCATATTCAAACAGTGCATTGTAGAAGATACCACGACCACCTCTGATGTTTGGATTGCCATTGAAGTTTCCTTCACCATCGATGTTGGAACTCATGACATGTCCACGTCGGTTAGTATTCCTCTCATAGAAGTTACCATTGTAACCCTGATTGTCTGCCCACTCTTGACCATCATAGTAGATGCTATTCCACTCTACTGCTTGACCGTTGGAGGAGTTAGCATTGGTATCTATCTGACCCTGATCCCAGACATAAACTTTATCAGTCCATACTCTTCTAGGTTTATCCCAGAGACGGATAGAAAGTCTCTTGATTCTACCACCAGAAGTAATGCCTGCCGAACCTAGATACTCACCGATCCTAGGAGTATTAGAAGTAACCTCAGTCCTACCCATTGCCTCACCTGTGATAGGTGTGGTGCCAATGTCATACTGCCATGGTTTCTCGAAGACCTTATCGTCTCGGTCATAGATGATCCAAGATACGTTAGCGATACCTGCACTAGGACCACGTTTGATCTCATCGATCTCGAACAGCAACTTATCACCCTTAACAACAGAGAAGTCACCAAAGTTATGTCCGATGTTTGGCCATGCTCCGATAGGTGCTTCGTAATTAATGATAGTGGTTCCGTTCTTCTTCAACTTGAACCTGAATCTAATCTCCTCACTCTCAACAGAACGAATAAGGAGACCGAATGCTTTCAGGCTGAGGTTAGCAGAGCGTCTACAACGAACAGTTTGTCTTCTGTAAAACTCGTGAGCATACTCACCACGGCAGAGACCAGCATTAGCCTGGTACTGCTCAGTGTTCTTGTTGGGTGGTGTCTTGGGACCACACTTAGAACGCATGACCATACCAGTCTCAAACGCTTTGTTGAAGAGTGGTTCAGCACACTGATCTCTGACAAGGATGTCAATCAATTCTGGTTCAGGTGCTGCTTGGTCATACACATAGCATTCAATACCTTCATACTTCCAAGTCGAACCAGGAGCTCCAACACGATAGTACAGTTTGAAGTCATCATAGTCTTCATCACTATCGGAACCATGAAGATCTTCCCACCACTGCTCACCAGGTCCATGGAACTTCACCTTGTTTCTCTTGTCAGGATTCATCTTCTGGTTAGAGAAGAAGACCCAGTTACCTTCGACAGAAGCAGGGTGCTGGTATGCATTGCCAGTCTTTGAGAAGGAGATGGTAGAACCATTGCTACCCACACCACCATTACCATCAGGGATGAGGAAGAACACGATGTCCTTACCTGCATACTGCTTCAAGGTGCCGACAGAGATAGTGTATTGAGTGTACTCAATGTCCCTCGTAGTGTTTGCTTCGATGACTCTCGCCCAGTGGATATTGCCACCATCTTTGTCAGCAATACAGACACCCCAACTGTTCTCGTATCCAGCAGATCCTCTCTTCACACTGTAATGAATAGTGAAAGGAACATCAGCATCACTAGGAATAGTGTATGCCTGTCTCTTATTAAACTTAGGCGGCGTCATGCTGCCTTGCATTTTCACAATGGAATACTTGTGATCAGTTGCAGTGCTGGGTCCAGGTCTGGTGCTACCAATAAAGAGAGAAGCATTACAGTCACTACCATCACTATCTCGGAGACAGAGTTTCTTACCGTTGTCTTGTACACTAATACCTTTGAGTCCAGTGTAATTAACATTGATAGTCTGACCAGCAGTGACACTCAGAGAAACACCTTTGCTTCCCCTTTCTCCTTTTCTAGTGACGGTCTGTCCTTGTCCGAAGTCAATCGTATTGAAGGACGTACCAGCATTACCAGGATCATCATCCCACTGTACGTTGATTTTCAGTTGACCACTACCATCACCACTCACAACAATGTTTCCACTGCTGTTGAAGACCGCACTGATCTCTGCCTTACCACCGTTGTAGTAACGATGCAGTTCTTGAATCCTCTCACCTTCTAAGAGATTTCCAGATGCACGGTCCTTATTGGGGAACACATACCCCAGAACTGTATCGATCACCTGCCCTGCTGCATCCATGGTGGCACGTTCGCCAGGACCCTTAGAGTCAGGAGCACCAGGGTTGATGGTCAGGAACGTATCCTGTGTGGTCTCAGAGTAGGAACGGAAGAGGGGCACGGACCCTTTCACCCTTTCTTTGAGGATATAGAAAGCAGGTTCACCTTGATTGGTGACAGTGTACCCACCTTTATCAGGTTGAGATGTAAGACCATACCTGTGGTCACTGGTACTACCACCAGCCTCAATGACCTCAATCTTAAAGGTCAGGTCTCTCTTGCCAGCATTGAATGTGTGTTCAACTTCCGTACCGATTGCAGGAAGATTACCCGAGAAACCATCCACCCACCATCTACTATCGTACTCACCATCATCATTAACGGATTGAATCTTAACGGTTACAGTTGCACCACCAACGCTTACGTTCCTCGTATGAGTCGTAGCACTATTGAAATACTTGTTACCTGCTGGACAGAATACCTTACCACCAGTGTAGTTACCTGCCACATCCGTGGTCTGGACACGCAAGTTATGCTTCACAAATGAACCAGTGCCATTACCCAGAGCGTCAGCAACAGGAGTGACCATCACATTAGGGACACCTGCTGTCTTGTATTCGTAGACAGGAATACGTTCTGGGAAGCAGTTAGCAACACAGATCTTCTTGGTGATTGAGTTCTGACCACGGAAGTAGAAGGTATCACAGTCCGCTGGTGGAGATCTGTATGTGCCTGTTGCATATGGTTTGAACAGACAGTCCAGATAGTTCTTGACACACGACTCCCACTCTGGATCATCAGTTGTGGGTATTTCTCTATCATTACAGATAAGAATCTTACCTTTATTAGGACCCTTGATATAGATCCATTTATCTTTTTCCTGTGGATACTTATATCTTTTAATCTCGCCTGCTAGTTTTCCAAGTTCTACTTCATTACAATCGAATCCATCAGTAATACGAGGACCATCATAGGGGGGCATCGGTGGAATAATTGGACCAGGATTCTGTTCACAAATAGAAAGGTATGGGAACAATTCACACAACCATTCCCACGGTGGTGGGTCAGGGAAGAGTGGAATAGGTTTCCTCGGATCAACATCACCAGGTTGTGGTTGAGGAGTCGGAACGATCTCAGGATAGCATCGCTGAACGATCTCCCTAATGACTTCACCAGGAGGAGTGAATGCGGGATCCTCCTCTGGTCCTTTCCTAGGTCTAGGATAGTTAGGACCATCATCTGGTTCCAAGAAAGGACCGATGGGACCATAGCACTGACCAACCAGATCTCTAATGACATCAGAACCATTAGGAGGAATAGGTTCTAACTCAATCTCTTTCTTAGGTCTCGGAAGGTAAGGACCAGGGTCAGGTTTCAGGGTGACAGGTAGACCGTCGTAGCAGTTGTCTACGATAGAACGTACCAGGTCACCAGGTTGTGCCGCAGGAGGGGTGATGAGAGTACCCTGCCTGGGTCTAGGAGTGCTTACAGCAGGACTACCTGCCTCCTGAGGGACCACCGCACGGGGGGGTTCACCAGGGATGTAGCAGTTGCCTACTGTGATTTGAATTGGGTTGACGGGAGCAGGGGGTTCAGGTTCTATACCCCTTCTCGGTCTAGTATAAGCGATGTTCCCTCCCACTTGGGGGAGGGGAGACTCGGGACCATAGCATGATCCCACAGTGATACGCACTTGCTCACCAGGTTGTGGCAGTACAATCGGCTGTGCTACTCCTGTCCTTGGTTTGACATACTGAGTAGCAGCAGACGTTGTACGCTCTGGTAGAGACGGTGGAGGACCGCTATAACAAGGATTGCCAGCAACCATGTATCACTTTACTTTACGAATGTATTTATTCTCTTCTAACCACTGCCTTGTCAGAGGTGTAGGTTCGTAGTCAGTCCACATCGTACCACGAGCACAGGACTCCAATGCTTCCTGTGTCATGTTCTCAGTCTTACCTGCCCAGGTTGCTTCTGCTTCCCAAGGACGTGCTGATGGTGGATAAGTACGCTTCACCATCTCTCGCCAGATCTCAGGTACATCTTCCTCTGGTTTGATGATAGCAATCATACTATTCTTGATGGTGCCTGCCATACAATCTTGTGCAGCGTGCCATCCTTCATGGCGGACAACACTCATCAGAATATGAGGACGATGTACATATGTCCTGTTGAGATA